CTTAATTTATTTTAATTAGCTCCTGAAGTATTTGGGAACTTGCCAACACCATTCACATTTAGATAAGCGTTGTCGTACCTAACAGTAACATCGACATTTAGAAGCCCTTCTTCATCATAAGAAAGCTCTCCGAAGGTTGCTTGTGTTACGAAAGGATTGTTGAGTACCCATTCTTCAACTGTGTTTCCGTCTGAGTCGAGAGTTTTAATTCTCATTTGCCCCAAAGATTGAACAGATTTTCTTTTTGATATTGTTGCAAGAGTGTCTGGGCCTTGCGGAGTGGTTGGCAATTCATATCCTGAGTTTTCAAGAATAGTCATCAAATCTTTTGAACCATTAGAGTCTGGGTCGATTGTATCAACAATTGTAAAACTAACTTCATTCCATTCCAAGCTTCCTGGGTAGTGGAATGTGTGATTCAGATATTTGTGACTATCTGTGTTGACAGTAAAAGCAGGTTTTGTTACGCTCTTAACCAAGTATTGCTTGATGCCTAGTGAAGCTCCTCCTGGGATGCTTAGTACAAATCGATAACCTCTTTTAGGTTCTAAGTTGGGATCTTGCCAAAAACTCATGTGTTATATTCTCCTAATCTAAATAGTCATCTTTTGGACTAATCTTCAAAAGATGCTCCACTATTTGTAATTACAAAGTCAATTGCGATAAACTCAATTGCTTTTGCAGGTTTTAAGAAGATTTTTGCATACATTGTGTTTCTGTCAATTAAGTCAGGAGTAGTTGTTGAGCGATCCAACAATACTCTGTAGTCTTCCAAACCAAGTCTTACCTTAACTGAGTCAAGGAATGGAACAACTTGACCAGTAAATCTATCCCATGTTGATTCAACATTTTGGTCGAACAACAATCTTGAAGAGATTCTAGAAATTTCTTTCTTGACAAAGATCAACATTCTTCTAACATTAACTCTGTCGAGAGCAGATGGAGTAATTTGAAGAGTCTTTTGTCCAAAAATTACAATCCCTTCTGCTGGGAATTGAGCGATTGGGTTAATATTCGCCTCATAAAGCTTGTCCCTGTCTTTAGATGTTAATCTTTGTTTCACTCCAAGAACAGGAATACCAGCAGCACCCTCTGTTAAGCCACCGCGAGTAAAGCCAGCAGGAGCGAACCAAAGTTCAGAGTTTGCTTCCGTGCTTGAGTAAGTTCCGAAGGCCGCAATTGAAGGAGGTGCCCAAAGTGAAAGACCTGAGTTGTCGTCCTTAATTCTTACCCAAGGATAATATGCTGAACCGTAGCTGTTGTTAATTTGTCGATTGTTAAGAGTATCAACAGCAGTTTGAACATTTCCGATAACATTTGAATCAGAATCGCTAGTAACATAGCTTGCTCTATCTTCACGAGGCAAGTAGTTCCCTTCGATATCAATGATTGCCATTGCATCTCCGCGACTCTCACAAACTTTTAACATTTGATTTGTCAAACCCTCTGTCCAAATACCTGGGGCAATAAGCATGTTGCAATCAATTACCTCTGGGTCACTAACTGCATCAATTGCACATTTAACAGAGTTGAATGCATAGCTGTTAAACTCAGTAATTGTTGAAGTGTTAGTTCCACCAAGAACATAATTGTTAAATGGATTTCTTTCTGTAATGTCAAGACCATCAAATCCGCCAACGATTGGCATTGTGAATTGGTCGAAGCCAGCATCCAGAACTTCTTTATAAGTTGCACCAGAGCCAGTCGCAGTCAATGAAAGACTGCTTGCACGGGAACCTGAGAGGTAGAACGCTTGAGTTGTTGATGGATCATCAGATGCTGATGGAGAGCTACCAGAGTGTCTAGTGATATCATCAAGAGAGAAAACATAAGAGAATTCTGTGTAGCCATTTTCATCGTCAAATGTTCCAATAAGGTTATCGTTTAGACCTCTGACAACATCAACATAAGAATTTTCAAACCTGTTCGAGCTTCCTGATTTTGTTGTGTCAAGGCCAAAGTAAGCGTCTTTAGGGCTTGCCAAATCACCAGTTTCAGTTGATCTCCTTAATCGTGTTTTTGGAAACGCGAAAGAACCAGTGAAAGTTCCGTCGAATTGGATAAGTGCATTGCTTGCATTACCGCCATAACCAGCGTCCATTGGGCGAACCATAGCTTCTGCAAATGCAGTAGTATCGTCACCAAACGCAGTTGGGACAGTTTGGTCAGAGCCAGAAACTGAGAAGCCTTTATACCTTAAAGGCCCGAAATATCCAAACGGAAGAAGTTCTGGATCAGTTGCGCCGCCATGAACATCAGGATCCATGTCCACATAAATGTATTTTGAACGATTTTGGAAATCTCCATATTCTCTAAATCTACGGTCTGTATCAGACCATTCTGCATAACTGTTACCAATTTTCTCAGCAATATAGTTTCTAGAATATGGATTTAATGTACAATTTGTAAATGATTCTAGAGGTTGAGCTGCATTGTCTGTGTCTTTTGCATCTCTGATTTCTACTGTAAAAGAACCATATTTTTCAATATCGTTTGCAGATGGCCTAACATCTCTAATTGAGATCTTAATGTTTGCTTGATTCCATTGACCACCTTCAAGAGCTTTAAATTTGAAAAGCTTTTGCATGTTTCTTGGGCTGTAATCTCCTGGAACTCCTCCCAAGTCTTGACCAATAACCCAGCCAGTTTCTGCTTTTGTAAGGCTTGCACGATTGAGATTAACATCAGTTGAATCGTTGTGCAGAGGCAAGATAGCACCGTAAACATTTCCGCCTGTGCCATTGTTAGTAATGCGCTCGTCGATGTCTCTGTCAAATGTTTCCCCAAGGAAATAATTCTTTACAGAACCAGATGCATATTCACGAGTATTATCAACTAGAGTTGGATTTGTGTTAAAAACTTTTCTAATGTAGTTTTTGGAATTTTCTCCAAAGTTAAATGTAAGGGTGTCAGTGACTGCTCCACTTGAATCTCTGATGACTGCATTAAATTCAAGATTGGCACCAACTGACTCAATAAGGTGATTTGTGCTGCCAGTTGTAGTTACACCACCAGCAACTGTTCCAGACAAACCGACTGCACCGTCTTGGCAATAGAATGTGGCTGCAAGAGTACCAGTTTGGGCCGTTCCGCTATTAATCAAGAACAAGCCATAAGCAGCTCCGCTAGCATATGAGTTTGCAACAGGAGAATTACCAACTTGCCAACCTGCTTCACCAGCAGCTGTAGCGTCATCACTTGCGCGACCAAGAAGTCTCACATAAGTGATTGGGTTGTTGTTTTTTAGCCATGCTTGTGCTGCATAGGCACCGTATGTAGGAGCAACGCCATAGCCTCCATCTCTCCAAATATCTCCACCTTTGTTACCTGCTTCTGGTGAGCCAAAGATTTCAACAAATTCAGAAAACGAAGAAACTTTAACAGGTCTTAGACCTGGACCTTGTTGTGCAGTCCCGATGATTACAGGACCAATGTTTTCTGGAATTTGAGGTAATTGAGAGTTATCAATTTCTGCGATTTGCACTCCTGGTGATACAAATCTAAATTTATCGACGCCGGTTTTAGCCATTTATGGGAATCTCCTTACATAGTAATAAATACTTAAATTCTATAATAAATAGTATGTTATGCCTCCAAAAGACAAGGAAACATTAATCGTTATATTTGCATACTTTATGCACATTATTTTTTATACCATATTCTTAAATCTTTCTTTCAATAGAATTTTTTTTGCACTTTCAGCGAATGATTCTATATTCATGCTTCTCCCTAGTTTTTTAGCCTCGCTCCTCTTGGTGGGGTATCCATTTTTACCTTCGTTATAAGCTTGCCTCATCAGCTCTCTTAAGTGAGTAACACTAGGCTCTGCCCACTCCTGATAATCCTGATACCATCCGTTCCAATTCATCGGTGTAACTGTACTGCGCTCACTACCAATTATCATTGAGTTTGAATCATTGAGTTTTTCAGTTATTCCTCCAAATTTAGTAGTTATCACTAAGTTACCTTCACTAATGGCTTCATGAATAGGCATTCCCCATCCCTCTCCTCGATGTGGTAACACAAAACAATCACCAATATTATGAATCTCATTAATAGAACTTTCTGGGACTGGATTTTTAATTACATACACTTTTGGCATATTATCTTTGGCGTATAATTCTGACATATCTTCTAAGTCTTTTTCTATTTTATGTATTCCATGCTCTTTATGTCTTACGGGTGAAGTTTTTACAAAAAGAAGAACATCTTCGCTGCTATCGAATTCTTCATAATATGCTTGAAATAATTTATCATAACCTTTGCGATGATGCCATTGGAAAATAGAATAAAATATATATACAGATTCTATTGATTGCTTCTGTTGATTTTCGTTGTCCAAGTCGCCTAAACTATCACTATCAAAATCTAAAGGAGTATGTACGATTTCTATTGGACCTTGAAACCCTGCCTTTCTACAAGCATTGGCAGTTATTTCACAAGGAACCCAAATTTCATCTAATCTTTTCTTTATAAATACACTCCACTCCCGAGGTAAAGTATCTGTCTCCCAATAAAAATAACCTATATTATAATCACCATCTTCTTTTTCGTAAACCATAAAAGGTGGCCTGATATAGAAATTTATCTTAATGCCTTCATTGGTTTTGGGCATTTTATCAAAAAAAACATCATTGGAATCAAAATAAGCTGGAATATCTGATTTTAAAAAAGATTTTGATATGTTTCTTGATGCCATCCCATAGCCACTCTTTTGGCTAACTGAAGCGATTCTGACTCTTATTTTAGGAATGTTTAACGATGCAGACATATGAATAATTATAACTTATATAAGCGAGAAATTAAAACATTAATCGTTATACTTTCCACCTTTCCAGTCTGGAATGTCTCCAAATATCACATGTTCTCTTGGAGTTCTTACTGCAACGGCATTTTCTCTTCTTACAACAAAAGGTTGTTTTTGGTTTGAATCAGCACCAATCAAATAACCAAGAACTTTCATGTTAACGGTTGTCTCATAAACGCGAGTTTCTTCAGTCAATTCTGTTATGTTATTGTTTGACGAAAAGTCAGACTGCATAAAAGATTCATATCTGTGCCCTTGATGACTTAGCAAGACTCTATAATTAATTCCACCTGCATTTACAACAAAAGGTTGAATAAGTTCGTTAATCTGTTGTTGATATTCTGTTCTTATGCTAATTGTATAATCTACGCTGACATACACTGGCATTGGAACTGTAATCGTTTCATAAACAACTTTTTTATCTTTCTTTTTATTCGGAAAGTTTATTTGCCCACCAGTTGGTTGAACGACTCCATTAACGCCATATCTTCTTGCAGAATCAGCATTTAAAAAGTTAGCTGTCTTGTCTTGTTTTATTTCACGAGCAATTGTTACTGATCCGCCTTTCTTGTCTCCAACAGGATCAACATTGCCATAAAAATATCCTTTATCTGATAGATCTTTTGTAAAGCCATTTCTTTGAAGGGTAATGATCGGAAATATCAAAGCACCTTCACTATCACGCAAATCTTTATTGTTTTTAATCTGATTAGCTCGCTCTCCAGCAACCCAAACGATTGGAACTTTTTTAAATCCTTTGTTTGTTGTGCAAGACAAGTCAAGTTCTTTCGTAAGCCAATTATAAATTGAGTAATCAATTGTTTCCAATGTTGATGGCTCAAAAGGAAGAATCTGCTTCATTGTATCATCTTTTTTATTTGAATCTGACATTTTTATTTAGCATCAAAAAGACCTTGGCGAGCACGATAACATTTAGCTGAGATTTCAACTTTGTGTGCTGTTTGGCCAAATAGCTCTCTTGGTTGAGAAAGTGTGACGATCTCATAATATGCAGAACCATATAAAATAAAATCACCTTCTCTTACAAAAAGATCTTGATCTTCTGTTAATCTCCTTTTGTGAAAATGAATGGTAACTGATGATAACCTATCAACACCATAATTTGTAGTGGTTGTTTCAGAACCTTCCCAATCAACAAGTGCATAAACTCGAATAGGAGGTAAAAAGTTTTTCTCAATAGCTTCGCCATACAATGGATGAAAGTTTGTATGAACATTGCTGATTGGATAATATAAAACTGTTTGACCAATAACTCTTTCAATTAATTCATCATTAACTTGCTTAACCAAATCTCTTTCTTTTTGATTAAAAAAGAGTGGAGGAGGCGGAGCGTCTGGTCTATTCCATTTGTTGTCGTCTGACATTTAAAGCCTCCTTATCCTACATAAATTGACATAGGAACATTTACTTGAATTCTATTTGCATCTTCTGCCATCTTAGCATCACCCTCTACCATTGCATCATATGTTAGGGTGTCTAGAATTTGCTTTAATTCTTCTTTTAATGCATTTTGCTCATCTTTTGCTTGTGATAAAAGTTCTGATGCATTTAATTGAATATCGTTTCCTGGGATTGGAATTGAACCAAACTTGCCTCTGACTTGCCCAAGCATCTCTTTTGAAACTGCTAAAGCATATTTTCTAATCCATTGCTTACCAATTGAGTTAATGTTTTCGTATGGTATGTTTGCAAATGGAAGAGTATTGACATTGTTGATTCCATCAACACCATCTTTTCTTGTTGGATCTGAATCCCAAGCATCTTGAGGAACGGTGAATTCAAACCATATTTTTGTTGGCCCACCATTCCCAACATTGGTATAAGCCGGATAAATACTTATTCTGTTATCCCTAATTTCATATGAATAGTGAGATGCCCTTGTATAAAGATTTGTTTCAAATGCCATTGCTTGCAATTTATTTTGCCAAGCTGGAACAATTTCAAATGTTGACTCGTCAGAATACTGACCATATGTATTTAAGTTTCCAACAACATTTAATCCGCCATAATAGCCATAAAATCTCCACATAGCTGAGGGGGATTTGTAATATACTCTTCTAATTGCAATTCTTTTGTTGTCAACAGAGCCACTGAAATCAACACCAGAATTTAAAGATGCAGACTGAACAACAGCTTGTAAGTCGTATGTTTGTTGTTCGTTCACTAACCCAAATGATGCAGTATATATTCTTGCATCACCAAGAGCTGCTTCTTGAGCCAAACCATCAGCAATTCTTCGTCCATACTCGAAAGTAAATTTTGGAAATTTAAGAGCAACATGAGTCCCGCTTAAAGATGATGAAAGAGGGCCAGCTTTTAATTCGCCTTTATGATCAAATGTTCCTGTTGTTGCCCCAAGAAAGTTGGAGAGAACATTTTTTGCTTGATGGTTGTTGATGATATATGAGTATTCTAAGCAAGCAATTTCATAAGATGCGTATACATTTTCTTCCTTTAATTCAATATCAAGAACATCTCCACCAAGCATCTTGTATGTAAACGCCACCTGGTCAACCGCACCAGAAATAAAATCAGTAGATGTTGAATATATTCCATAAGGAAGAGAGCCAGTAACATTATCACTTGCACCCGTAACAGGCAGCACCACCACACTTGAATTTTGAATAGGAGTTAGAACTGGAACTGACATATGTATACCTCTCAATCTAAATAGTGGAAAATGGCACTAAATGATAAAATAAAAAGCCCTACCCTCCATAAAGGAAGATAGGGCTTGAAGATTAATAACTAACTGTTAGAATTAGCCAAGAAGATCTTCAACGATTACAAGACCGTACATATCTGGTCTAACCATCTTCTTGCCATAACGAGTCATAACACCCTTACGAGGTACGAAATCGTCTGGTCCAAAAATGGTTGGAGTAACTTGTAGAGGCACATAAGGTGCATACACATAACCGCTTTCTAGGAAGCTGTTACCTTTACGACCAACGAGGATAACATTTCTTAGGAAATATGGGTCAACATAGATGTCCCATTTCTTAGAAAGTTGTCCAACACGAACAGCACCAGCAGAACCGCGAGTTTCGTCAGCAGTTGTGTCAGCGCGGAAACCAGATGTGAACTCAAGAACATTAGCAACTTCTGGGCCACAAACTAGG